CCCGTACTTTAATAATAAGGATTAAAACATGAGCGATACCCCAGTTTCATTAGCGAGTCTTATGACTCCTAGCAAGACCGTAACATTAGACTTCCCAGGCTTCGAAGGCATGACAGTTGATCTGTGCTATCTAGCCCGTGAAGAGTTAGTTAAATTACGTAAAAAGTGTGTTACTACTAAGTTTAGTAAAAAGACTCGTCAGCCTGAAGAACTTCTTGACGAAGATACTTTCTTATTAGAATACTGTAAAGCAGTTATCAAGAACTGGTCAGGCTTTAAATATTGTTACCTAGAAGAGCTTCTTTTGGTAGATGTGTCGGCTTTTGACCCACAAGATACACTAGCTTTCTCACAAGAAAACGCAGAGCTTCTTATGAAGAACTCTACTGATTTCGACTCCTGGGTTACAGAAACAGTGAGTGCTTTAGAAAATTTTACTGGGAACAAGTAGGCGAGATAAAATCCCTACTTGAGAAGTATGTAAAGTCTTCTAATCAGATAGATCTTGATAAGTACTTACTGATTTGCGAACAATTAGGGGAAGAGCCCGACCCACAAAAGATGCCGCTAGACCCATCGGATTTTCCGCATGAGGTTCAAGTGGCATTTTTTATATCTGGCTTTTTACCCGACAGGTGGGAAGGTATGTCCGGGACTTACGTCGGAAAAGACTGGTCCAACATAGAATACTTATTTAAAATCTATGAAGTACAAGAACCTAGAACAATGTTGTATATTATGAAACTCTATGAGAGTACGATAATAGAATATAGATCACAAGAGGCAGACAAGAGACAAAAAGCAGAAGAAAAGAGATCTTCTTCCGGCGGTGAAAAGAATTTCACCCATAATGTGAAAGGCTAATGGCAAATAACGTAAAAGTTGGTATAATAATCGACGATAAGGGTACTTTAAAGAAAGTAACCAACGATACAAAAAAAGCTGGTGCAGCTGCTGATAACTACAGCAGAAAGCAAAAAGGTGTTGCAGGCGCAACCTCTAACTCTACTAAGGCATTCTCAAAAATGTCTCAAGGTATGGGCGGAGTGCTAGTTCCTGCTTATGCTGCTTTTGCTGCTCAGATGTTTGCTCTTACTGCTGCTTTTGGTTTCTTCAAGAGAGCCGGAGATCTTAAAACTTTGCAAGCTGGTCAGTTAGCTTATGCTGCTGGCACTGGTATTGCGATGAAGAGTATGACTAAAGATATTATGGCAGCCACGGGCGCTCAGGTAGCGTTCAGGGATGCAGCCCAGGCCACCGCTATCGGTACTGCAGCAGGTCTTAATGCTGACCAGCTTGTACGTCTAGGTAAAGCTGCTAAAGACGCTTCTGCCGTTCTTGGTAGAGACGTTACAGACTCTTTTAACCGTCTTATTCGAGGTGTTACAAAAGCAGAACCAGAATTACTTGATGAATTAGGTATTATTCTGCGACTTAAAAAAGCTACAGAAGATTACGGAAAGACTATAAATAAAAGCGCGGATGACTTAACGGCATTTGAAAGAAGCCAGGCAGTAGTTAATGAAGTACTAGAACAGTCCGAAAGAAAATACAGTAAAATATTAGATCTTACAGGCGGGGGCAGTGTAAACTCTTTCGCACAGTTAAGTGTAGCTCTTGATGAAGTCGTGATGAAGATACAGCGCATGCTAATTCCTGTAGCAGAAGCTTTAGCAAAAGTACTAACTGACTTACCCTTACTCGCGGGCGCTTCTTTTGCATTACTACTAACAGGTCCTTTGAAAGCAATGGGCTTTAACATGGTAGACATTGCAGCTAAGACTAAAGCTACTGCAGATATCCAAAAAGCAGAGTACAGTAAGATAAAAGCAGCCATTGATGCTGCCAACCTTAGTCAGAAAGATTACTTAGCTACAGCATCCCGCATAGCCGGACAAGCACAGAAAGGCACAACAGGCAAAGGCTCTACTCTCTTAGCACAAGTAGGTAGAGGAGAGAAACTGGGACCTAGAGATTCTACAACCTTTATGAGAGCTACGGACGCCGCCCTAAAAACGGGGGCCTCTAAAAATGGTGTTGTTATAAAAGGTATCTACAAAGGCGTAGCTGTTAGTATTGTTAGTGATATGCAAAAAGCCTACACTGCTCTACAAGCAGCCGGTGATATAACAGAAGTTAAAGCAGTGAAAAACACTGTCAGAATCAAAGGAGCTTATCTAGGAGCCTCTGCAGCAATTAAAGGTTTCGGGGCTTTCATGCTAACGTGGGGTTCAAAAATTTTAGGGGCTCTGGGCTGGATTGGTTTAATTGTTACTGCCGGTACTATGATATACAACGCATTTAAAGGTGCCGAGCCTGCAATGAGTGATGCCGCTAAAGCTACAGATCATTATCGAAGCAAGATAAAAGAGTTAAACGAAGAATTCAAGATGTTTGTCGAAACTCAAAGGATACTTACGGAAGACGGGGCAGGTCGTGCAGCCTTCGGTGCAGCAATCGGTAATCTTGCAGGATCTGCAGGACCTGCCGCTATGCAGCAAGCTCTTAAGGATGCTCGTATTGCTCAAAAAATACAAGCTCAAAAAGGCTCAGTAGCTTCTGGTCCTGCGGGCAACACTGGTGCTGCGTACTACAATATTGGCAACGCTACCGATGAACAGGAAGGTGCTCTTGGCTTTATTACTAAGCAAACGGAGGCCTTAGACTTGTTTGAAGAGCGCTTCGGAAAGATGAAGGCCTTCACTGCATATCGACAGATGTTAAAAGATGTAAACGCCTCCGCAGGAGATACTGAAGTAGCACGCCAGGCCGTTGTTACGTTAGGGCAGGCACTAAATAGTATATCAGTTCTAAGCGGTAATAGCGCTAAATCTCTGAGCACCTTTACGCAAGGCTTAGCTCCTTTAAATACCGCAGAAAAAGCCATGAAAGACTTTAATGCAGAACTAGCAAATTACGAAAAGCTTAGAATGCAAGGTGAGCTTACCTTGGCCAATAAAGAGTCAATAAAGCTAATAAAAGACAATATAAAATTTCTAAAAGATATTAATGATCTTAAACGCGCTAGCGAGATAGCGAGCCTGAAAAACGCTAGAGAGATGATAAAAGCACAGGCCCTGCAACACCCTGTATCTAAAGCTATAGCTGTTCTGGAGGTTAAAAAAGCAGGAAATCTCCAAGAGCAAAATAACTTAATACAAGACTTTAATAATATATATGCAAATGTCAAAAGATCTGGAGGTGAGATAACCGATGGAGAAATAGCACGAGTAGCTATAATTAAAGAGAAGCTTGCGACTCTCAGAACCCAAAATGGCTTAATGGATGAAGAGCTTTCAATAAAACTGCAACTAAAAGAAATAGAGATGAGCCTTTTTGAGCTAAAAGCCAACCAGAAACTTGTGAATGTTTCAAAACAGCTTTTAGACTTCGATAAAGAGGCTCTTAGTATTGCAAAGAGGCGACAGGCAATAACAAAAGCTGAAGGTGCGAGAGCTGTTAAAGCCGCATCACGAGGTCCTGGGTTTGGAGGCTTAGTACAGAACTCTTCTTACGTGCAGGCTAAGGCAGCCGCTTCGGTAGCTTCCGACGGCTTAGCTCAGACAGAGACAGATATTAAAGCAGACTTTGCTTTAAGAAAGAAGCTACAAGAGGAAGATAATAGATTACAGCAGTTTAAGATGCAGATCCTAATGATGGAAATGCAGAAGCTAAAAATCGAAAGAGAAACTTTAGCACAAGAGTTCCGACTACAGGCAGCAAAAGAGCCTGCAGGTCCCGCTCGTCAGAACCTGATGGATCAAGCTAACGACATAAGCTCTGTTATGTTTGGCGATCAGGTTATGGAGAAGGTTTTAGGCTCTATCAAGACAATAATAGCAGCTCTCCCTGAGAGAGGCACCGCCCTGATAGAACTTCTTGACACCGAAGAGACTGAAGCTCTTACAGCCGCAAAACAAGTAGTCACGGACTTAATAACGAAGGCAGCAGATTTAGAGCCTCTTACAGCAGGGCTTAAAGATCTAGGCGACAGTGTTTATCAAAGTATGAGCGGAGCATTTCAGGCTATTGTTACAGGTACTCAAAGTGCAAAGCAAGCATTCTCGAGCATGGCAATGTCTATTTTAGCAGATCTAGCGTCAATGATTGCAAAGCAGATGGTCTTTTCGATGTTTCAGGGTTCAGCCTTCGGAAATTTTATGGGTATTCCCGGAGCAAGAACTGGTGGCATTATGTCAGAAGGAGAAAAGGTTTCAGGATATGCCACAGGTGGAGTAGCAAGAGGTCCAGGTGCTGGATACCCTGCAGTATTACACGGAACTGAAGCAGTAGTACCTCTACCTAATGGCCGATCAATCCCTGTAGAAATGCAGGGCGGAGGCGGCTCACAAAATAACATAGTTGTTAATGTAAGCAGTAGTGGTCAAACCAGTACAGAAGGTAGTACTGGCCCTGATATGGATAAGTTAGGCGGAGCCATTGCAGAAGCTGTACAAAAAGAACTACAAGCACAGAAACGATCAGGCGGTATATTGAACCCGTATGGAGTAGCATAATGGCAATAGGATTTACAGTAGGGGTTACACTTGTAACTCCCGATAAGATGTTATCGAGAGCTACACAACCAAAGGTTCGTTTAGCTTCTTTTGGAGACGGTTATGAGCAAAGACTGCCAGATGGTATCAACACTCTGAAAGAGTCTTTTAGTCTTTCTTTTAGTACTCGTACAAAAGAAGATATTGACGATATTGTAACCTTTTTCGACACTAATAAAGGGGTTGTACCTTTTGACTTTACAATCCCAGACACAAATCAAGGCGGGGAGACAACTATTAAAGTAGTTTGTCCCACGTGGAATAAGGTATTTGACTATGGTGAATACTATAGCTGTACTGCAACTTTTAATAGAGTATATGAATAATGAGTGATATAATTGCATCAGATGTACAAGGCCATTATGTAGATAGCGGTCTTGTAACCCTATTTGAAATAGAGATAGACGGAGCATATGCGTACTTTCATGCAGGCCTTGATGAGGACTTAGATAACGTACAGTTCCTCGATAGAGACGGTAGCGCCATGAGAACCTACCTAGCTCTGCCCATTTTAATTGATGGAATGGAGATCGCAGCAGATGGCGCTCAGTCCAGGCCTACTATTACTATGGCAAACGTAACAAGTGTATTTAAAGATGCTCTTGGAGGTCTTACAAATGAGGGCTTGATTGGTAAGACACTTATTCGCAGACAAACTTTTCGTAAGTTTCTAAAAGATGGCTCTCAAGAAAATACGGTGACTAACCCAGTTACAGTACCTACAGAATTCCCTATTCGAGAATACATCATTGATAGAATTAGCGCAGAGAATAAGGTGTCTATTACTTTCGAGCTAGCTTCTCCATTTGACTTGGAAGGCATAACTTTACCACGAAGAGTAATTGTAGGTAAGTATTGTAGTTGGGTATACCAAGGCGCTTCTCAGGATGAGCCTGTAGGAGCTTGCAGCTGGAAAAAGAATGGACAAGTATCGGTTCTACACGAACCTGGGGTTGTTACAGACCATCAATTTTACTTCACTGAAGACGACATACCCTTAGTGAAGGCGTTTCTTGCTGTGGGTGCATGGTCTTCCAACCTAACCTATACCCCCGTTGATTATGTTGAGCACTCTTTAAAAACATTTGTAAGTAAAACCTCTAATAATACTAATAATGAGCCTGGAGTAGAGGAAGATCAGTGGCAAGAAGTATATACTTATACAGACTATAGTAGTTCAAAAAATGACTATACTTCAGGAGACTATGTCAGGTACGGAGCTACTACCGCGGAAGAAACGATATGGAAGTATATAGCACCAGCATCGGTAGCAAACCAGACTCCGGGAAACAGATCTATATACTGGGTTCGTGCTGATGTATGTGGCAAGGAAGTATCCTCTTGCAAGTGCAGATTTCAATCTATACCTACTGCCTCTGCAACGGACGGTCAACCTCCGAGAGGCGATAAAAATACAAATAATGTACTACCTTTTGGAGCATACCCAGGGAGTGCAAAGTACAAGTGATCCAGTTTTTAGAAGAGATAGAGCAGCACTTTGAAAGATGGTATCCCAAGGAAGGTTGTGGAGTATTAGGAGTTGTTAAAGGAAAGTTAAAGTGGTTTCCTTGCGACAATGTAGCAGAAGGTGAAGAGGATTTTATAATAGACTCCAGACAATATATCTCTATAGCACAAAGATGTGACATAGTCGGTATTGTACATAGTCACCCTGATGCAAGTCCAGAGCCGAGTAACTGCGACACAGCTCAATGTAATACTCTTAAGATTCCCTACTACATATTTAGTTATCCTGAGATGGAGCTTATTAAGATTGACCCCATACAAGAGGACAAACCTTTAATGGGTAGAGAGTACGAGTTCGGAGTCACTGACTGCTTAGAAGCCGGAATAGATTACTACAAGTCTATAGGAATAGATCTACCCACAAGAGCATTATTTGAAGATGACTGGTGGGAGAAGGGTTTAGACTACTTCACAGATGAATACATCAGAACATGGAATTTTCATAAAGTAGAAGACGGCACTATGAAAGAGAACGATCTACTTATTTTTAAAGTAATGGCGAATGTAGGCAACCATTGCGGAGTGTATTTAGGGGATGATATATTCTATCATCATGCAGTAAACAGAATATCTTGCAGAGAGAACATATACCCTTTCTGGAATAAGTATATAAGTGGAGTGTATCGCTATGGAGCGTAAGGTTTACCTAGTTGGAGATATCGGAGACAAGTTTGGACGAACCCATTCTGTACATGCCGATAGCTTCAGTGACATTATGAAGTGTATTGAGGCTAATAACCCTACGCTTAAGAGCTATCTTTTGAATGCGCACGAAGCTGGCGTCGGGTTTACAATAGAAATAGAGGGTAAAGCAGAAGAACACGAAGAAGATTTGCTACTCCCTCTCAAGCCAGGAGATGTTACGATATCTGCTATTCCTGCAGGCTCAAAAAGTGGGGGTGCTAAGATATTTGCAGCACTTGTTCTTACTTTTTTCGTTCTTCCTATGATTGGGGCAGGAGGTTTTGTAGGTCCGGGAATGACAACTATGGAAGGGATAGGAGCTGCGATGGCAACTACAGCAGGAAAAGCCACAGCAATGCTCGCCCTTAATCTGGCAATGACAGGTATGCAGCAGCTAATGGCTCCAGACCCTTCAGTAGACGAAGGACCAGAAAACTACTTATTTAATGGCTCAGGGCAAAATATACAAGAGGGAGATCCGGTTCCTTTACTTTATGGAGAGCTACGAGTTCCTGGAAGACCTGTATCTGTAGATATTAGAGTCGGAGAACCTGCTAACAACCATAATATGCCGTCTCTGAACAACGATCTAAGTTCTCTTGTCTTCGAAGACGCAAACGACATTGTATTTAATGATTTGACCGGAACTTTACACAACGCATAAGGAGTGCAAAACAAAATGACAGCTAAAAGATTTCAAGGCAGCGTAATACCTTTAGAGACGACCGGAGGCACTGATGGGTTTGAAAGTGGGGGCATGGGGCGCACTAGCCAGTCCATCTCCATAACAGATATAATATCAGAAGGCCCTATTCATGGGCTTGTAGATGGCGCCGCCTCTATTTATCTCAATGATGATAGAGTTGAGAGTATTGAAAATGCTTCTCAATCGTATGCACGCACAGCAGCTAGTGTATTGCTGACTGCTGGAGACACGGCCGCTACTTTCTCGAATACTGTCCTACGACCTCTCGATACTAGTGGTGGCCTTATAAAGCAGCTACTTGTTAGAGGAGGATTTGGTAGCACTACCGTGACTGTCTCTCAAGGGTCTCCTATCGTATGGCGAACTTCTAGACTTAATCACCTTACTACAACAGAGACAGGTTTTTTTCAACCAGACATGGTTACGGGGTCTCAACAACGACACGCTCGTTTTGACTCCGAGTTTAAATTTGCTCCTGCACGTCTTTATGGTCCCGCTAATGAAGGGCTGCCGATCGAAGGTATAATATACCACAGAGATGATGGTGAGAATGCAGGTTTTCAGGCAGGAGTTGGAGGCCAAGCTACCACTGTTATAGACGATGGAACCTACGAGCTTGTAGTTGATCGTATTGTTAATCTAACTATAACCGGCAGCCTGGCAAGCCCCGTAGTGGTACTTGCAGAAAACTGGTCTGGTGCTACAGGGTCTTACCCCTTCGATTTAAGCAACGCCTTGGACTCTGATATTTTAAGCCTAGAATCTCTAGAGCCGGCCTTAAGTACTACTAGTACTTTTCAAGGGTTTCAAGCTCAGTTCCGTGTAGGTACTTTGTTGCAGTCTCCTATGGCAGGCCAGGGTGGCCTAGGGTCTACTTCAATAAGTCACACCCCTAGCGCAACTCCTCCCTTAGAACAAACTACGGAGTTTGGAGGCGAAACTGACGCAACGCAGCTGGTCGCTACCTCTGCTACCGAAGGTTTTAATCTTACAGCAGAACAAGCTCAAGAAGTGGACGAAATCAGAATAGTCTATAGCTATGGAAATGGTATATATTCTAGCCGGAAGGATGGCGAAGGAGACAGAACAAACTATATCTTCTATAAAGTTACTATTGCTTTCGCTACACTAGATGCTCCGGGGACTTGGACAGATGAGCAGATCATTAGCAATAATTTAAGACACTCAGGCAATACCAAGGATGCTTATAGTTTTCAAACTGTTATTGACTTAACCCCTTTCAAGCCTTACAGTAACTTTAGGGTTACTATATCTCGAAAAACTGCGCACACAGGGGACAGCTATGATCAATACGGCGAGCGCACCGGCAAGCTTAATACAGCCGCAGAGGCTACTATCAGTAGTGTTACAAGTATAGTTAAAGAGCCCTTGAGCCATCCTTACACTGCATATGCCAATATTAACTTTAGCTCCAAGCAGTTTAATAGTATGCCTACCCGTACGTATCATACAAGAGGTTTGCTGGTACAGGTTCCTACTAACTACGTAACTCGAGAGGAAAGTGCCACAGGTGTTGCTAGCTATACTCGTAATGTAAGTAGTGCGGCAGTAGAGACAAGCTACCAAGCATGGAATGGCGCTTTTAGGCCTACTAAGATTTATACTAATAATCCTGCGTGGGTTTTCTACGATATACTTTCGAATAACCGATACGGTTTAGGAGCTTTTCTAAAAAGTACTCAAATAGACAAGTATGCTCTCTATAGAATTGCTCGTTATTGCGATGAATTAGTATCCGATGGTAAAGGAGGACTCGAGCCTCGCTTTACCGCTAACGTATACCTTACAAAGTCAACCGACGCTTATAAAGTGATAAAAGATTTTGCCACTATTTTCAGAAGTATGGTATACTGGCTTGATGGACAGGTTTTTGCTGTTACGGACCAGCCAAAAGAGCCTGTTTATAACTTTACAAAAGGTAACGTACTCGACGGATCTTTCAGCTACGAAGGTACGGGCAGTAAAACACGAGCAAACCAAGTATATGTTAGCTGGAATAACCCAGCTAATAACTACAACTCGGTACCTGTACTCATCGAGGATAGAACAAATATAATAGAGACTGGTAAGATTATCAGCTCGGACGCTGTAGCATTCGGAGCTACAAGTGAGGGCCAAGCTATTCGATATGGTAGGTGGAAGCTTTGGACAGCAATTAATCAGACAGAGATTGTGTCTTTCTCTACTTCGATAAACGCAGCCTTTATAGCACCTGGAGATATAGTAAATATACAAGATGCTGACCGCTTTGCGATACGGTATAGTGGGCGCATACCTTCCACAGGCACTAGAAACACAACTGTTATACCAATAGACTCTACTGTTACGCTCGCAGCGGGATCAACCTACGAACTTAGCGTACTTATAGTAGAGCCCGGCGCTTTTATTGCCACAGAAGGCGAGTCTGTAATCGGTACAGTAGTCTATAACAAAGGCGACTTAGTACCTTCTATATCCACAGAAGCAGCAGCAAGCAATCTAGTAGATGATAGTGGTAATCCTGTCCAAGTAACGTGGTCTGAGTATACTCGTGTTGAGACTCAAGAAGTAAGCACTTCATCCGGTAATGTATCATCTTTAACTGTAGGTACCGCGTTTACTGCTACTCCAGATGCTGCTACCGTATGGATGTTGAAGGAGTCAATTAATGGCTCTACAGTTTTGGGTTCTGCAAAGCAGTATAAAGTACTATCAATTTCTCAAGGTTCAGAGGATAAGTACGATATTACAGCCGTAGTTCATTATAACGAGAAGTTTGACGCAGTAGATAAGGATTTTAATCTCTACGTTGAGGAAAACGTACTTCCTTCAATAACTCCGGATTCTATAGTTCCTCCGCCATTAGAGCCCCATGCCGTCTTAAGCTCTGTTTCCTTTGTAGATGGTGAAGAGTTTAGACTACAATGGTCTGCTCCTGGTGCTGTGAACGGCCCAAGCTACGCAGGACTTTATTATGAGTACTTAGCAGGATACGAAGTTGTTCACAACATGTCCTCGCACCCTAGTCCTCTATTCGTGCCTAAAGATTCCCCCGTACAGCACTTCACAGGCGTAGAAGATGGAACATATGTTCTAGGTGTAAGGACTGTAAACTCTTTGGGCAATAGATCAAAACTTGTAAAAACTACAGTAACTATACTTGATCGTTTCTCTACAAAGACTACTAGAATGCCCCAGGGCATGCCTTACGGTGGAAAAAGCAATGTAGCTGCTTCCATCTCTGACACAGGTACTTTTACACTTGGAACAGTTGCGAACGGCTTCACATATAAAATTGAACCCTCCCACCCTAATGCGGCAGAGTTTACAGGTGTTGAAGGTACTCTTACGTCTTTTCAACAGGCATGTTCAGGCCTTCCTGTAATTACACAAGTAGAGCAATCTTCTCCTGGAGCATTTATATCCGAACACGCTTACATCATGCTGGATGCAGATGGAGGAGATGACCGTATAAAGCTTGTGAAGTATAATGATACTTCTTTTGATAGACCTTATTGGTTTGATGCAGGCACAGGTTCTGAAACTGTGGGCTTAACAGCTAATCTAACAGGTACTGTAAGTAAGGATACTTTCTCCACTAAAATTGTAGGAGTTGGTACTAGCTTTACTACAGAGTGTAAAGTCGGAGAAATATTTAAAGCTGCGCCCTCTTCCGAAGTAGCTCGAGTCACTTATATTAAGAGTGACACGGAGATGTATATTGACCGTAACCTTAGTGCGATCTATACAAATGAGAGCTTTAAGACCTCGAACATCTTTATAGATTACACTAACGATACAGTTATAGCACGTGTATATCGTACAGCAGAGGGCTACTTTGTAGTACCATTAATGTCTGTAAATGCAAGTGTTAACTCTGGAGAACAAACTCTTCAGGAGAATAGTGTAACAAGTTCAGAAGTAGCGAACCAAACAATTATTGCTGATAATATAGAAGATGGCGCAGTTACTCATGTAGAGATAGCGCAGGGTACAATCGAAGGCACTAATATAAACGCATCAACAAAGCTAGCCGTCTATACAAAGGAAAGCAATGTTATTGTCGATGACTCTTACGCTGCATTAGATGGCGCAAACGAGACCTATAGAATATACGCAGGCTCTGAAAGCCCTACACAAGCCCCTTTCAGCGTAACAAAAGAAGGCTTAGTTAGAGCAAAGAACATACAGCTATCTGACTCCGCCGGTGCCGTATACTTTGACTCCGATGGTGGCTTTACAGAAACAGCCATAGCACAGATTGCAGGGGCAACAAGTTCTCGTGTTTATAACATAACAAAGAATCTCTCTGGAGACCTTAACAGTGGGGATGCTACGACTTATCAAGAGATAGTACTCACCGAATCATCTGACGTTACTTTAAAAAGTGCTGTGTCGGTTGCTAACTTTAGTAAGTACTTAAGTGAGGAGTACTTTGGCGGACAGACCCCAGAGACTGCCGTAAATTTAGAAGTTAGGGGTTTTGAATACCACCAAAGAACAACAAATGCTAATCTAACAGTAATACGAAACGGAGTTTCAGAACCACTAGGAAGAGCTTTAAAAGGAGGCGAAGTTGTACGAGTTACACTAGTAGTTAACTATAGTAAAAATATAAGAAATGTAACGGGAGCTACTCAATTAGATGGTAGCGCCTGGCCGAGTGTAACGCAGCTTTCGAATGCAAATACGGTCGTACTCTATTTTAAAGTTGTAGCTGGACAAGAATTTAGTTTTAGAGTTGGTGCCGCTACAAGTGGCGATCAGTTATTTAAAGCTGGCGGAGAAGTAGATGAGACTTACTATGCAAAATCAACCAGCCCAAGATATCATGTAGTAAAAAAACCTATCGGCCAGATTACTACTTTTTTCCATCAGTGGATGTGGAATGGCTTTCTTTTGCAGACTACTGCTGATACCGTTAACCAGATTACTACAGGGGGTTATACTTATACAAAAGGTACAGTACTTAGGCATACTGACTTTGCTGGTCTTTGGGAATATTATGAAATTACACGAGTGGCTACAGGATCGGGAAGTACTGTAAATACTACTGCAGTGCCTGACCTAACGCAAGCAGTGCTAGACAGTATTCCAAACAAAGTAAAAACTCGTTTGTTCCAAAGAAACACCCCCACTGATACTAGCCCTATTTTAAGACTGGATAACTTTACTGGGGCATCTATTCAAAGAGTAACTTCGGGAACCCCAACTTCCTTGCAATATTTAGTAACAGCGGATTTAGATAATGTTGTATCTGACGGCTTAATCGAAGCAGACCATAGTGTGGTACTTACCGGCTCTGCAGGAGCTGTAAACGCTCAGGGTTTTATTGAAAAAAGTGCTACGGTAACTTTGGCAGCAGGCACATATTACTTTGATATAGAAGTAGACTTTGTTACTACAGGCTCAACAAGCATTTTAGAAGGTTCTAGAATCTTTACAGCAAGTCTTCCTACCTCTACCGCAGGCTTCCTTATAACTAACGGAGGCGGAAGTACCGCAACTGGGGAAGGTGATATAACAGCAGTTATTGCAGGAGACGGTCTATCTGGCGGAGCAACTTCGGGAGACGCCTCTTTAGCTGTAGACTCTACTGTAGTAAGAACTACGGGTGCTCAAACAATTGGCGGAGATAAAACGTTTGAAAACAATGTTACAGTAGAAGGCGATCTTGTTGTTGGAGGCACTACAACTACAGTTCAGGCTCAAAACTTAACTGTTGCCGATAATATGATTTTCCTGAATAACGCCATTCAAACCACAATTACGAATGCAGTAGGAAATGGAACAATAATAGTTTACACAACTTCTGAGAATCATGGGTACACTACTGGAATGTCTGTAAATGTTACAGGTGTAACGCCTTCTGCTTACAATGTAGTGGAAGAGCTTATTACCGCCGTAACTACTAATACCTTTACTGTGGCGAACACTTCTACAGGTACCTATGCTTCCGGAGGACTTGCAAGAGCTCATACTAATGCTAATCCAGACTTAGGTTTTGCGGCAGGGTACTTTGATACTAGCTATGCTCACGCAGGTCTATTCCGAGATGCTGATGACGGCGTATGGAAGTTATTCGACCAGTACACACCTGAACCAGATGAAGCTGTTTTTATTGACACTGCACATGCTTCATACAACAGAGCAGACTTATTAGTAGACCAGCTTGAAGCTACTCGCATTCAAATGCAAGGAACCTCCTCAAGAGATAAGCTAAGAGTATTTAGCGGTGCGCAGTATGCTATTGGTATGCAGTCTGGCGTTAACTTCGGGTCTCTTAACTCTGATTGGGCAATGACCTTTCAGATGAATAATGACAATGACCGAGGCTTCTGGTGGGGCGATGACGGTCACTCAACGGCTCAAGGTGCAATGGCTCTGTCCACTAATGGTAAGCTAACTGTTGCCTCTAAGATCCGTGTTGGATATGGAGAAAGCGATACTCAAGATGTCTTTAGCAACGCAACTCTCGATATTGCGACTGATCTTTCAGTTGGTGCAGGAGGCTTAACACTTGCTTCAGAAACTACAGATGTAGCATCCGTCAGTTCGACAGAAATTGCGAGCTTCGTAGCTGCTGACTTCGTAGGTGCAAAGCTAACTATCTGCGCTTCCGAGGGCACAAATCGACATATCTGCGAACTTTTAGTTACTCATAACGGCACAACCGCAGTCTCAACTCAGTATGGCTCTGT